TTTGTTTACTTGTGAATGGGCGGTCATAATGACAATCATTCCTTTATCACGGCATTTGTTTAATTCATCAAAAAAATAAGACCAAAAAACCAACGCTTCATTGTAGCCGCGTCCGTAGCCTATTTTTTCAATCGTTGGCACTTTGTTATCAGTACAAACTTGCTTCCAGATAAGCGACTCTAGCCAGTCTAAGCTATCAATTACTACCGTTTTAAATTCGTGTTCCTCGTTGGCCAAACTGTCTAATGCTTTCATCACGTCAAGATAAGACTCGGCAAGGGGAAAACACGGGACATCAATCTCGCCTAAGCCGTCCTNTGTTTGTATCACGATTGGGTTTGGTGCTGACGTGGCGAATGTTGTTTTGCCTAGTCCCGATTCACCGTACACAATCACACGCTCTGTTTTTGCTTTGTTGCGTTTAACGCTATTTAAAAATGACATAATCACTACTCCATAAAGTAAAAAAGCCGCCACAAGGACGGCTAGTTGTTGTTATTTTTGCCAGGGTTTTTTGGTAGGAGTTGCGGATGGTGGCGGTGTTTGTGGTTTTGGTGCAGGTGTTAAATTCGCACCTTCAACCGCTTTATAACCACCAATATCGTTTGATGCTTCGTACTCACCACTGGCAGGGCGAACTTTTACTTTAATCATTAAAGGCTTATCGTGTAACTCCTCGCTAGATTTTGGCGACATTACACCCACAGCGCGGCAAATGGCAGCCAAGTCTTTACGCGCAATATCAACAGCTTTTTCGTTGGCATTTTTAAGGTTCAAACGTGCAAACACTAAACGGTTTTCGTATTGGCCTTCAATCACCTGCAAAGTTAAAGACAAATACTCACCGTAGCCGTCACGGGTTGGTTTCATCTCGCTATTGCTAATAATAGCCTTGTACCAACCAGCAGGGATTGGGTCGAATGATGATGATGGTTCTACTTCTTCAGCGTTGAAGTTGTAGGCTGATAAATTACTCATAATATACTCACTGTTTCGTTGGTTTAAGATTCACTGTTTCGTTGGTTTCTAACGTCTCAGTGGTTGCCATAGTAATTATAATTTGTTATTGTGTCAACACTCACAAACAAAAAAGAGGTTAAATTATGTTATCGCTGCCTGAAATTAAAAAACTGTTAGAGGATAGACAACTTAATGTTGTCGCCGCGCGTGTGGGTATTCACTCAAATACAATTTATCGGTTGGTAAAGTTTGAACGTGCCGAATATGACACAATTAAAAAACTCTCTGACTATTTAGAAGGACAATTAGAAAATGCAAAACAATAAAGAAGCCGCGTCAAGTTATGCTGCTCATGGTTTTAAATTGTGTTTGGTTAAGGGAAAAAAGCCATTTCAAGATAAATGGGAACAAAACCCTGTTACTGATTTAAACCTGTTTGACCATAACGGAATCGGTTTGATTCATGGTTTGAGTGGTACTTGTACGCTAGATATTGACAACATCGAACACTCACAAATTGCACTTGCGGCTGTTGGTATTGATTTGGCTGCTTTGATGGCTGAGGGTGTACGAATCGAATCAGGGCGTGAGAATCGCTCTAAAATGTTGTTTAAAGCACCTATGGGCGTAGAGTTAAAACGCCATGCACTCAACTGGGTTAATGAATTGAACCCGAAGGAGAGCGATGTTGTTTTTGAATTGCGCGGTGGTTTAACACAAGATGTTTTACCGCCGTCTATTCACCCAGATACTAATCAGTCTTATGTGTGGGTGGGCGACTGGTCAAACCTGCCAACATTACCACCTGAATTATTGAACATTTGGACTCAGTGGGATATTGCTAAAGATGTATTAAAAAGCGCGTGTCCTTGGCACATTGAGAAAGAGGATTACAAGGCGCAATCCGCACCTGTGCGCGTGTTTAGTAGCGATAATGATGTAATCGGTACGTTTAACAAAAGAATGCCACTAGCGAGCATTTTAGGCAATTATGGCTATAAACGTATCACCAAAACTCGGCTATTGAGTCCACACTCTAAAAGTAAATTAGCGGGCTGTATTTTATTGACAGGTGAGGGTGTAGATAAGGTTTATATTCACCATGCAAGCGACCCATTAGGCGATGGTTACGCACATACAGCCTTTGGTGTGTATTTGTATTATCAACACAATAACGATTTAAAAGCGGCTGTTAAGGAGGCTGCCTTGTTGTTGGATATGGACTACAAAAAACCACCCGAAGACGAAACATTACTAGAGCAAGGCAAAGCAATCGGTGATTCGTTTTTAAGTGCCAATGTTGTCGAGTTAAAGCCAGTACAAGTTGACACTGTAAAGATTGATTGCAGCCTACCCGTTGAATGTCTTAATGATGTTGCTGTTTGGATTAAAGGTCAAATAGGTACAGCTCCAAAGTATTCAATTGTACAAGCAACACTAGCCTTTGCCTGTGCTATGGCCAGTCGTTGTGTGCGGCTAAAGGATGGTACAAGTTCTAGCGCGTTTCTTGCTATTGTTGCAGATAGCGCGGCTCAGGTGCAGCCACTTAAAGGGATTTTAAACAGTGCAATTGATGCGTGTGGAGACCGTAACATCATACGCGGCACAAAAATAAGCGGCTCAACTTGTTTACATAAACAATTGCTAACTATGCCGCGTATGTTTTGGGCAACTGATGACTATGCACAAATGATTAGTTTTGGCAAAAAGCAGCAATCAGGCGCAATACAAGGGGCGTTAAGTGCTATCAATGAGGTTTATCTAAATAACACACTGTATTTAGATAAAGACAGCATCGGCGCGAATTTTGGCAAAAAGGACGGGGACGGTGATAAGCACATCTCGGAATATAATATCTATCGACCTTCTTTAACCATGCTTAGTCTTATGAGTTACAAGCATATTGATTTTGTCGCTCAACGTGACCAGTACAGCATCGGCAGTCTACAGCGTTTAATGATTGCAGACGGTGGCGACAGCGTAACGTGTGAACGTGATTTTGATGCACCATTCCCGACAAATGTTAAAGTCGTTGTTGCTGCAATTAAAAACACAGGCAGCGATTTTTTCGACATTGCATCAATGAACCCGACCCAAAAAATAGCCGTCTTTGATTGTGATAATACCGCGCAATTATTCACCCACTCATTAACACGAATTAAGGCAACGTGTAGCAGCGATGAGCGCAAAGACTTGGTAGGCGTGGCTTTGGGTTGGTGCGGTAGTTTTAAGCGTCTATGCGTGGCTTTAGGTGCGTTTAATAAGCCAAGCCAGCCAACTATCAACGAGTCCATTGTGCAATGGTGTAGCAATTGGATTGTGTTTCATTTAGAGAAGTTACTCTCACGATTAGAGATTAACGGACTAGATGAGGAAATAGGGATTGAGGAAGATGTGCTGATAGTTATTCACGAGGCAGGCGTTAATGGTATTTCTAGCCGCGATATTGCTAGAAAGAATAGGGCGTTTAGACGATTAGATGCAGTGCAAAAACTTGAACTTTTATCAAGACTTCAAGCCGAGAGCCGAATTATTGAAAAAAAGGAAGGTCAATCAATAAAATACTTTGTTTTTTTTGGCTTAAAAAAGACTTGCACTCCAAAACAAAACTAAGCTAATGTTGAGAGGTCGGCGGAGTCCGACCCTGTAAAAAATAGCTGTCACCACAATCAATATGCTGTCATTATTGGGTGGTGACACCTCTAAACCTACAGCCGCAAGGCTTTGAGCGCGGTGTCACCACTGTCACCACGTCACCACATAAAAAACAATTTATTCTTAAATTGTCGTCTTTTAACAAAAAATACTGTAAAACCTAATATAATGCTCTCTCTCTGTATAAGTAAATATATATTATATATACTGGTGACGGTGACAGTGGTGACAGCGATTTAAAACCCTACAGCCGCAAGGCTTTGAGAGGTTTTAGGTGTCACCGCTTGCTGTCACCACCGTCACCATACAATAAAAACTATTAAAACTTGGTTTTTTATAGCTAAAAGTTACTAGAAAACACACACTAAAAACGCGATAATAACAAGGCGGCTAGGGTAGCTCCCGAAAAGTGAGAGTCATTCACTCACAGCCGCCTCACTCCCCGAATGATTGCCAGTAATGAAGGCCAACAATATGAAACTTACTCCAAAGCAACAACTCGCATTTGACACTATCAACGATTGCATAGCCAAAAAACAACCCGTGTTACTCACAGGTTTTGCAGGTACAGGCAAAAGCACAACAATCGCAACAATCATAAAATCGCTGTCTCACAAACTTATCACCATAGCTACGCCAACACACAAAGCGGCGGCGGTACTGTCTGCAATGCTAGAAACAAACGGTATTATCTCGCCCAATGTCAAAGTGACAACCATTCATAAAGCACTGGGCAAACGTCCGCTAAAACAAAGCAACGGCACAATGCTTTTTACTAAACCCACTAAAGAGATTTACGGTATTTTAATCATCGACGAATGCTCAATGATTGATGCTGAGTTATTCGACGATATTAACGAGGCTGCACCCACGGCAAGTATCGTGTACGTTGGCGACCCTGCACAGTTACCACCGACTAGCGGTCAAGGCGCATTAAGTCCTGTATTCGCTGCAATCGGCCAAAGAGCGCATTTAAGCGATATTATTAGGCAATCCACAGATAACCCTATTATTGAGTTAAGCGCGGCTTTACGGCGTGTTATGGAGTCATCTAGCCATATTACCGTAAGTGATATTGTTGAAATGGTGAATGAGTATGATAAAGATGGCGCAAAAATTGGGATGATACAAAAACATGAGATTGCAGACTATTGTTCTGACGCATTAAAGAATGGCATGGACTGTCGCTATTTAGCGTATAAAAACGAGTCAATCGACAAACAAATGATTGCTATTCGCTCAATGTTGCACGGCCGTGATGTGCAATCGTTTGTTGCTGGAGAACCTGTTTCGTCGCTAACTGGTATTTACAAGGTCATTAACAACAACTATGAGGGAGTGATAACTTCCATCGGCAATCCTTTTTTAATACACGGCATAGCGTGCGTATCGGTTACATTAGACGGAAATCTAACAGTTAACGCCGCGATTGACACGAAAGAAAAACGGAATAAAGAAGATGGTTTTTTTAGGACGTTTAACAAGCTAAAAGCTCAAAGCGGTCTAACATTAGACTACAAAATCAAGGCGGAATTGTTAGAACAGGCAGAGGAAGCAAGCGCACAGGGTTACATGATAAAAGACAGTATTGCAGAGTTGCGGCCATGCGTAGCGTCAACAGTGCATAAAGCGCAGGGTTCGACGTTTGACGTTGCCGTGGTAGATGTTGCGGACATTCTAACAATGCGTAACCGTAGCGAGGCTTTACAGTGTCTTTATGTAGCTGTCACGCGCCCTAAAACTTATTTAATTTTGGTTGTATAAGATGACACTAAAAACAATGATTGATAACACCATATCAAAACAACCACTTATTAAACCATCACGCACCAAAAAACCTATAAAACACACTGAGGCTAACTATCAGCAACAGGTTGTAGAGTGGGCAAGGTGGGCGCACAGGTCGGGGAAATATCCAAACCTAGATTTACTTCACTGTTCACTCAATGGCGTAAAACTATCAGCACTACAGGCGACAAAATCAAAACAACAGGGAATGTTGAGCGGTGTACCTGATTTGTTTTTGCCTGTTCCGATTGGTGGTTATCATGGTTTATTTATTGAGATGAAAAGCGACAAAGGGCGATTATCTACTAATCAAACTTGGTTTTTAAGCAAAGTCGAATTGTTAGGTTATAAAATTGCAGTTTGTTATTCAGCAAATGAGGCTATCAAAACAATCGAAAATTATTATTTTGTCCCAAACTAACAGCGACAAAAAAAAGATAAATACATAAACTAATTTTGCAGCTAGGAGGCATCCGAAAGCGAGAGTCATTCACTCGTTGCTGCAATCAATTCCGAATGCCTTGAATGAGGAATCAAAATGCTAAAACCATCAAAACGCCATTTTTTAATATATGACGCTCAAACTTTTGAGGAAAGCGGATTTATTAAAGTAGCTGGCAGTGTTTCACAAATGGCGCAAAAGCCGCAATTTTGGCAAATATCAATAACGCCAAAAACAACAGACGGCGAGGTTATAGATAAAGATAATTTTAAATTTACAACTAAACAACGTGCGAAATTAAACGAGCTATCACCAATAATTAACGATTTCATTTTTGGTATGAATGATTTTTTACCGCACTGTATTTCTGTGATAGTTTGCGCCCGCATAATGACGGAGAGTGGTAAATGAGTATTTATCTTAAAATCACTATTGTTCGCACGATTTTGTATTATGACCAGTTTTTTATTAGTTGTGGCGAAGCATCGCGTTTTGTACAAGACCATCTTGGCCTTACTTTCTCAAAAGACCATATTTTCAAGTTATTAAAGGC